CTCTGGTGGCGCTGACCCGTCATACAGCACCTCGCCCAACGCGACCCGCACGGATGCCGCCTCTGGCGACCAGCGCACCTTCACGGAAGTCATCCTCAAGGATGTCATCCAGCAGGTGTGGACGGAAGGCGGTACGCCGAAAATCCTGATGGTTGGCCCTGTCAACAAGCAGCGCGTCTCTGGCTTCCAAGGCATCGCGCAAATCCGTAAGGATGTGCCGGGCCGTGGCCCTGCGGTCATCATCGGCGCGGCCGATGTGTACGTCAGCGACTTTGGCGCGGTGTCGGTTGTCCCCAACCGCTTCCAGCGTGAGCGTGACGCTTTCGTGCTTGACCCTGAGTACGCAAGCGTTGCCTTCTTGCGTCCCTTCCAGACCGTTGAGCTTGCGAAGACCGGCGATGCCGAGAAGCGCATGATCGTGGTCGAGTGGGGCTTGAAGGTGAACACCGAGGCTGCCCACGGCCTCGCCGCTGACCTCACGACCTCGTAAGTCGGCTAAACTAGAGGGCGGCGGCAATGGTGCCGCTGCCCTTCTAGCGAGGCAACATGTCAAAGAGATTATTTGACTACGACCCAGAGACAGGCACCACCAAGTGGTGGCATTACGACGCTGATAAGGACGAGGCCACGATTGAGACCGAGTTCCAGATTGGCGACCTGATTGAGCAGAATAAGGCGCAGTTCAACAGTACAGATGAACGCGCAAAGTGGGGCGAGTGGAGTAAGGTGGCGTCAATCCCGATGGCGCTATTTCACCGCCTCAAGCAGCAGGGGATTGTTGATGACCCAGCGGCCATGAAGCGCTGGCTAAATGACCCCGACAACAGATTGTTTCGTACACGTCCGGGGCGTGTATGAGCCGCTCTGTCGCCATCTTGGTGCCAGCGCGGGACACTGTGATGACCTCATTTGCGTATGACATGGCACGGGCCATGTCGGCGCATACCGCGATGACAGATGACCGTGTGATGCTCTACACCTCACACGGCACGCTAATCGCCTCCCAACGCACAGAGCTTGCCCGTCAAGCATTAAAAGAGGGGGCCGATTATTTTCTATGGCTCGACTCTGACATGCGGTTTCCCAAAGAAACCATCGGGCACCTGATAGCGAGAGACAAGCCGATTGTGGCGGCAAACTATGCGACACGTCGCATGCCGGTTAAGCCGGTCGCCATGATGGACGAGGACGGGAAGATTGGCCGTGTGTATACGGCACCCGACTCTGAGGGCTTGCAGCCTGTCGATTATGTCGGCATGGGCGTGATGATGGTGAAGCGTGAAGTGTTTGAGAAGATGGAGCAGCCTTGGTTCGCCATTCCGTACTCAACGAAGGGCGACCACTACATAGGCGAAGACGTTTTCTTTTGCACCAAGGCGCGAGAGGCAGGGTTTGAGGTGTTGGTGGATCACGATTTGAGCCACCACGTCAAACATATCGGCACCTTTGAATACTCACACGAGGGTGCGTGGGCCATGAAGGAGCAGCTAGAAGGTGGCACTAACGTCATACAGCGAGTTGAAGTCTAGCGTTGCCGACTGGCTTAACCGAGACGATTTGACCTCGGTTATCCCTGACTTCATTTCGCTTACCGAGGCGCAACTTGAGCGGCGCTTGCCGGTTGAGCGTATGGTCAAGCGTGCGACCGCTACGATTGACACGCCATTCTCGGCCGTACCGGCTGACTTTGTGTCGGCCAAGTCTTTGGTGCTGACCTCCACCGCACCCGTGCAGCCTTTGGTGTTTCTCTCAGAGGATGAGCTGGACGCCAAGAAATACGTCTACCGCACCACCGGCAAGCCGCTCTATTTCACCGTGGTCGGCACCCAGTTTGAGGTGCTGCCTGCGCCTGATACGGAATACACCGCAGAGCTGACCTATATCGGCACGCTTGCCAAACTCTCTGACGCCAACACCTCCAACTGGATTCTGGCGCGTCATCCTGATGTTTATTTGTATGGCGCGCTGATGCAGGCCGCCCCCTATCTGCGCGACGATGAGCGGGTGGCCCTGTGGGGGCAGATGTACGCGCAGGCCGTTGAGGACATGCTGGTACAAGATTCACGCGCCGCAGTGAGCCAAGGCCGTGTGGCGATGACCGTTAAACCGACGAGGGTAATACCGTGAGTGCATTTTCAGACTATCTAGAGAATAAGGTTTTAGACCATGTGTTTGGCGGCAATGCGTATTCTGCGCCTGGCACGCTGTACTTGGCGCTGTACACGTCTGACCCAGGCGATGACAACTCGGGCACCGAGTGCAGCGGCACGTCTTATGCCCGACAGACCATTGCCTTCACCGTGACTGCTGACACGGCATCGAACACGTCAGCGGTGGAGTTTCCGACTGCTGGAAGCAGTTGGGGCACCATCACGCATGTCGGCATCTTGGACGCCTTGACCAGCGGCAACCTCTTGGCGCACGGCGCACTGACCTCTGCCAAGACTGTAGCCTCTGGCGACGTGTTCCGCGTGCCGGCTGGCGACCTAGACATCACGTTGGCCTAACGCATGGCCGGTTACGGCTCTGGGCTATACGGGGTCGGCAACTACGGCATTGACCCCAAGGAGGGGCAAGCCACCCTAGCCGCTGCGGCGGCTTTGGCGTGTGACGGGGTACGGATACAGCAGGGCGCTGCGGCTTTAAGCGCGGCCGCCACGGTTAGCGCAGACGGGCAACTGATACTGCGCGGGGCGGCGGCGCTTAACGCGGCGGCGACACAGACGACTGTAGCCGAGCGGATACAGCAGGCCGATGCGGCGCTGGCCGCTGCGGCGACGATGACGACGGCCGCCAAGCGTGTGGCGCTTGGGGCGAGTGCGATGGCGGCAGCGGCCACGCAGGTGACTGACGCAGAGCGTATCCAGTTAAGTGGTGCGCTGCTCTTGGCGGAAGGCTCTGCGATGGCGGCGGCGGGGTATGTGAAGAAGGTCACCGCCGCGCTGGTGGTGGTCAGCTCACTGAGTTGCGCTGGCCGCCGCAAGTGGGAGGATGAGGCTGACACGTCAGAGACGTGGACGCCGGAGGATGACACCGCAGAGTCTTGGACGCCCGTGGCTGACACGGCAGAGGTCTGGACGGTGGCGAGCGATACGGCAGAGGCGTGGACGCCCGTGAGCGACACGCCAGAGACTTGGACGACAAAAACTTTTCCGGCTTACTTAGAAGCCGCTTGAGGTGATACGACATGGCTGACACAACCACCACCAATCTGTCATTGACTAAGCCGGAGGTCGGCGCATCCGCTGACACTTGGGGCGGCAAGATTAACACCAACCTAGACACCATCGATGGCATCTTTGCGGATGCTGGAAACGGTACCTCGGTAGGGCTACAGGTTGGCTCTGGCAAGACGCTCACGGTCGGCGGCACGCTGACATCTACTGGCTCTGCCAGCTTCTCAAACATTGACGTAAACGGTGGCGCAATTGATGGCACGCCCGTTGGTGCGTCATCGGCTAACACTGGCGCGTTCACCACCCTCTCAGCCTCAAGCACCGTAACCCTCTCAGCCGGCACCGCCAACGGCGTGTTGTATTTAAACGGCAGCAAGGTGGCGACGAGTGGGAGTGCGCTGACTTTTAACGGTACATTAATGAATGTTGCCGCGTCATCTGGTGGCGCAGCCGTGGAAGTTCTTCGCCTTAGTAACAATGGCGCAGGCGTAAACACTCAGTCGCAAATTAACTTTGATTCAAGCGGAACGTCTTATGCGGCCATTACTGGTGGCTATGGAGCAGCCGCTCCTCAAATGACGTTTAATCTCCCAAACGCTACGGCTGGTAATTACGTTTGGCAAATTACTTCCTCCGAACAAATGCGCCTCACCAGCACAGGGTTGGGGATTGGGACGAGTTCGATTAGCGACAAACTTGCAGTACAGGGTGTTATTCGCACAACAGATGGCACAAATTACTCCCTGTTTGCAAACAACTATTTGCGCTCTTACGCAAGCGGCACGTTTTATTTTGATAACTACACTGTTGGTCAGTCTTTCATTTGGAGAACTTCAGCATCGTCGGCACTTGACACGACTGCGCTGACGCTTAACTCCTCCGGCAACCTCGGCCTCGGCGTCACGCCTGCTGCGTGGGGGGGTATAACCGCTGGAGCCTTCCAAGTTAAAAATGGCGGGATGTACAGCCCGACCAGCGACACCTCTCAGGTGACGATAACTGGAAATGCTTATTTTGACGGAAGTAATTTCAAATATATTGCCGCGAACAACGCGCAAAGATATACACAAACAGAAGGAAAACATGAATGGTATTCCGCAGCCTCTGGTTCCGCAGGCGGCACCATCACGTTTGGCGACCCCAAGATGACGCTGGATGCGTCGGGGAATTTGCTGGTTGGGACTACAACTACGTCAGCAGGAAGGCACTTAACAATAGGAAACGTTACTGCCCCCGCACAATCGTTTCAGCAAAACGGTACTGAGAAGTTCCTGTTTGGTGTTTCAGGCACTACTAACGGTGGAGTAACCGGCTCTGCATCTGGCGACTTCTTTGCCAGAACAACAGGCGGCAAGATGCTGTTCAGCATTGATGACGGCGTTACAGCCAATATGGTGCTGAATGCCTCCGGCAACCTCGGCATCGGGACGAGTTCGCCTAGCAGAAGATTGCATACTCTCAGCTCCCAACAAACTATTTCTCTTTTTGAGACTACAGGGGCAATAGGACAAGTTGAAATTAAGAACACAGGCGGATTTTCTGCCTTAGTTGCTGACAGTTCTGATTTTTATTTTTATGTTGGCGCAGCCGAGCGTATGCGCATCACCTCTGCCGGCGAACTGGTCGTCGGTGGGTCATCGGGTCTTGGC